TGACTTTGCTCTACCCTCTGCATCATAAAGCTTTAGCTCTACAATCCCTTTCATCCCTGTTTTGTCTATGTTTTTCATAGTAATAAGTAATAAATTATTTTAATTGATCTATCATCTCCTTGTTAAATTTGATGATATCTTTCATATCTTCTATCAATATCTCCAACTGCTTAATCTCATACTCTGCTTCTTTAACTTTCTGTTCTCTAACTTTCTTGTCTTTCTCTTTTAAATATCGTGGTATGAGTGTTTCCTTATGATATCTCATATCCAACTGTCTTGCCAACATAGTTTGTACATTTTGTTCATACAACTCTATTGCCAATTCTTTTTTACTTTTCATTCCTTTTAAAACTTATAAATTAAATCCATTATCATATTTATCTACTGGTCTTTCAAAAACTATCTCTTTACTTCTATCAAGTCCTTTCAAACTCTGTAATTCCTTAGCATATAATGCATAGAAGTTTTGTTCTTGAGCTGAAAATGGTACTGGAATCTCCTGATTACTCTTCCACTCCATTGAAAGTGCTAATGCAAACAACTCCTGCATTGGCTCTGGAATACCATAAAGATCAAACTCAACATCTTCATCCGAACCAACAACAGGAATTGAAGCTAATGTTGCACTGAAAGAGTATGCCCATATCTTTAATCCATCAGTAACAGCATTCTCTATCTCCCCAGTTAAAAGAAAAAGTGAACCTCTAAATATTTCATAACCAGCAACACCCTCTGCATTGTTAAACCTCTGTAGTATTCTCTCTTCTTCAAAAGGTATCTTAATGTCATTTAAATCATAATGCTTTAATCTAATCCAATCTACACCATTGAGCTTTGCAGAAACATACTTTAATCTAGGAATCATGTCAGAAGGGAGATTATATTCTCTTGTTAGATAAGTTTCCCCACCATCAGTATATGTACCAGTACCTGTTGCTCTTAAATCTCTAAACTCTACCGAACCCAGATAATCTTCATTGACTTCTTCAATATCAACTTGAAACTGTGGAAGTTTAGACTTGATATACAAAAGCATATCAGAATCAGGAAATGTAATTGCATTAGTCTTAGACTTCTTTCTTGCTAGACTACATATATCTGTTATTCTCATACTTATATTGTAGCACAAATTAAATAAACTTTGTGCTTTTACATACCAATCTTACTTTAGACCTAAAGCTGCTTTTGTTTCTTCATCTCTATCTGCTCTTATTCCTCTTCCACCTCTTTGATTTGGAATGTCATTTCCAGCTTCTTTCTCTGCATTTTGATACCTTCTAAACATACTAGAAACAATATCCGGAACAAGAACTGCAACTCCTCTAGGAACTTGAGCTACTGCACCATTTATTTTAACTTCCTCTATGTATCCACTCTTCATTCCATCTTCAACTTCCCATGTGTCAATAACCTTTGGTCTTGCATTAAGAATCTCTGCAAACCTTTCACTATTGGGGACTGTACTCTTTCTAAAGTATACCTCAACTATATTCCTATCTCCCATAAGCTCTTTTAAAAGCTCTTTCTTCATTGCTTCTCTCTCACTTTGAGAAACAGGTTTGCTAAGCTCTTTTACAAGCTCTTCTTTTTCCTCTGCAGGAATTGCTGTATTAGTTGTTTTTGCCATACTAATTATTTAATTAAATTAACTTAATATAATATAAACCATATTTAATACAATATCAACTATAAACACAGAGAGAGCTTTTGCTCTCTCCGTGCAGGAATGTAAGAATTTTGGGTATGTAAAAACATTTCTGTCTCTACATGTTATCATCTGCTTCTTACAGCAGTTCATAACCTTATTAGGCTATAGCTTCAAACACATCCAACTTATTTGTATAAGTATCTGTTATATGTGCTGAATCAAGATCATCTGTTGTTGCATTAAATATTGCATCTGCATTTACAACAATCTTTACTTCTCCTATCTTCATACCACCAGAAGGAGTTGCAGGACATACTGCTCCTATACCACCAGCTGTTGCTGTACCTTTGAGAATCTTAATTGTGTTAGTTGCATCTAAATAAACATTATATACAGCTCCTGTACTTTTTGCTAAGTCATCTGTTGTTGCTGTAAATGCTGTTTCTGTACTTGCTATTAAAGATATAACTCCATCTCTCATTACACTAAATGCACTATTCTTTACTTTCTTCTTACTTGAAGAACCTATTGCTAGTGTTGGATTACCAAGAATCTTATCATTGTTTACTACATTCAAGTCCTCTTCTATATCATCCAATAATGCTTTGAAGTTGGCACTATACATATAATCTTCTTGACCAAAGCTGGAAAGTGAGAAATCTGCTGTTGCTACTAAATCTGTTTTATTGGTATATGTATCTGTTACTGTTGCTGCATCAAGGTCTGTTGTAGTTGCATCAAACAATGCACCAGCAGTCGCTACCTTAACTTCACCAAGTTTCAATTTACCTGCTGGAGTTGCTGGGCATACTGCATCTTCTGCACTACCAAGAATCTTTACTGTAGAACCATCAAGATATACATTGTAATTCTTGAAGTGTCCATCTGTAATGTCATGAGTTGTAGCTGTAAATGCTACCTCTCCACCTGCTATTGTTGTTATTACTCCATTGAGAATATATGAAAATGTATCATGTTTAATCTTCTTTTTACTTGAAGTACCAATTGCAAGATTAGGATTTGAAACAAGTCTTGGTACATCTTTGTTTGCCACTATCTCTATCATATCTGTTAGTAACCCTTGAAGATTATCATGATATAACCAATGCTTGTCTGAGTAGTCTGTTAAAGCTATAGGAACATCTGTTTTATTTGTATAAGTAACTGTCAAAGTTGCTGCATCAAGCTCTGTTGTAGATGCATCAAAGATTGCAGCACCTGATGTTACAATCTTAACCTCACCAATCTTTAATCCACCAGCAGGAGTTGTTGGGCATACTGCACCAGTACCACCTGTTGTTGCTGTACCTTTGAGAATCTTTATTGTATTAGTTGAGTCAAGATATACTAGATAAACTGCTCCTGTACTTTTTGCTAAGTCATCTGTAGTTGCTGTAAATGCTGTTTCAGCACTTGCTATTGTTGATATCGCACCATCTCTAACAACAGTAAAAGCTCCATTTAAAACCTTAGCTTTAGAACTTGAACCAATTGCTAGTGCTGGAGATCCTACTATTGCTATACCACCCTGATTATTTACTTGGGCTATAATGTCATTGATAACCTGCTTAAGGTTAGCATTGTACATTACATCTTTACTTGTATAAGACATAATATTTATCTTTTAAATTTAGTTTTTGGGTATTTATCATACCATTGGTATACCTATAACCCTAAGGTACTACTTGTTTTCTTTTACAGGTACAAGTAGTAAAACCTATCAAACACTAAAACCTACAATTAGACTATTGCATGTTCTATTCTAATCATCCATGACTGATTCAAAATCTTTGTAACATGGTTTGCTTTCCATCCAACTGTACCTCTTTGCTTTAAAGGATCTGCACTACCGGATGAACCAAGCTCTGTAATGTATGTCTGCATTGCATGTCCAGAGATACTTGTTACACCATATGCATCTTTACCAAAAATCAATGTACAATATACATCAATCCCAAGATTTCCCGCTCCCTCTTTAACATATCCTTGAGTAGATTCAACAAATCTTACTCTATCATATTTACCAACCTCATTAGGCATAACATCTGCTTTGTTTGCATATTGCTCTACAGGAACAAAACCTGAGATTGCTCTTAGATTTACTACTGTATTAGGATGGACAATACCTACAAAACATGGGGCTACTGGAGATGTTAAGTAACCAGCATCTGGGGATACAAAGTTAGTTATATATTTAGCATTTGCACTTCTCAATGTTGAGATTGCTGTGTTCAATATAACTGCTTCCAATACATCTGTTGCAGAAACATCAGATGTCTGAGCATTTACTTTAGGAGATGATGCATCTGCATAAAGTACATTCGTACCCAGTACAAGAATGTTTCTTGCTATTGTATCTATTGATAATCCTGCTTGTTCACCGAGAACTTCTGTCAATTCTGTTAGAACTGGATCGGGAGATTCAATAGTTACCTTATCAGTGTATGTGATGTAATCACCATACCAAAGAGCAGTAGCAGTTATATCTGTTACTGATGGATTCTTACCAGCAGGAGTTTCACCTTCAATTAAAGGTGTAATGTTTGCTGTTAAAGCACCATACTTTCTAAACTTAATCTTATCCGTCC